TAATTGGGAGTAAAGAATTATCCTATGACATCAATATAGACGGCGTTGTCAGATCATGGGACATAAGCGACACCGTCGATTGTATTGTTGATATGATGTACAACACAGGGATGGTCATAAGTTCAAATTCTGGGATGGCACATCTTGCAATATTATGCCAAACCGTGCCTCTATGCGTGTTGGGGCACAAAGGCGGCCCAGCATTCACATGGATGAAGGGACAATGGTCGCAGAAGATACCCTTCACAGAATGCCACGGCGGGATATGGGATGATAAAGACGCATCAATAGAATATGTATTACACGTGGCTGCGCAAATCAACAACCTAAAACCACGTCTGTACGGTTATAATATGGCCACTCAAAAACTGAGAACCCAATCTATTAGCGGCTAAAGACCCAAATTCTTCCTCAGCTCCTCAACAACATCCGAATCAAATATACAATATGCGTCATAATTTAGATCCAAATATCATAGCGAAAGAATACCAATCTGGCAAATCAATCTACCAGATAGCTGATGAATACAGTGCAGGCAAAAGCACAATTCATAGAATAATAAAAGAAAACCATATCACACGGCATGGCATACCAAAACATCCAGAACACCCAACTAACCACAAATCTATATGCAATTACTACCTTAATGGCAATTCAGCAGCAAACACAGCAGCACAATATAGCATAAGCCCAAGCCAAGTATATCGAATCCTCAACAAGAATGGCATCAATGCTAGAACATTATCGCAGGCTGGGCAGATTGCTAGACAATCTAGATATGCGCGAAAACCAAATCCACCATCAATCAAGGAAAAATGGTTCTACGAAAAATTCATAACACAAGGCATGACATGCGGAGAAATGGCGGAGAAATATGATATAAACATCAACACGCTGAATTATTACAAACGCAAATTCAATATTACAAGACCAAAGCGGCAGAAGTTTGAAATACAATCTAGAATTAGTAAGGGTCTATGGAGCAAGGATAATTTTAAGAATAAAATGTCTTTAGCTGTCGCATCAACGCCAAAAGTATCATCGCTACAAACCATATTATATTCAATTTTAGATGACCTGGGCGTAAAATATTATAGGGAGTATAATAACCAAAATGATGACTCACAATGCCGCATCGGCCCATATTCATTTGATTGCGTTATCCCGCGTATAAATAAGCCTACTTTGCTAGTAGAATGCCAAGGCGAATACTGGCATTCTATTCCAAAAACAGAGATAAAAGATGCACAAAAAGCATCGTATATCGCGAATAATTATGCTGATATCTACGAGTTAAAATATTTATGGGAACATGAGTTTTCAAATAAGAATTATGTCATAACTATAGTAAAACAATGGTTGGATATTGATATAATAAACCCTATAGATTATAAGATAAAAGAATTAAGAATTGGGACACCGCCGAAATCTGAGTATAAATTATTGCTTAGTAAGTACCATTATCTGCCAAATGCGGGTCGAGGAGGCATCGTTTTCGGCGCTTATTTAAACGACATTTTAATATCAGTATGTGTGTTTTCACCGCCAATACGCCACAACGTCGATAATATCGAAAACACCAGGGAATTATCACGTTTTTGTATTCACCCAAAATACCAGAAAAAGAATCTAGCATCGTGGTTTATCAGTCGATGCATTAAAATGCTGCCAAAACAATATTCAAGGATAACTGCATATAGCGACACAACATTCGACCATTATGGAACTATATATTTAGCTACCAATTTTAAGTATAATTCAACAATCAAACCTGACTATTGGTATAGAAGAGCCAATGGATGGACCATGCATAAAAGGACATTATATGGCAAGGCAAAGGCAATGAAGATGACAGAGGCCGAGTATGCAACCAAACACAAGTACCATAAAGTATATGGCAAAAACAAATTAAAGTTTGTTTTTAGCCGTTAAGAATTTGCGTAGTTCATCAAGAAGCTGCTGCTGTGGATCTGATTTATGCATCCTAGCTCTCGTCGGGATTTTGCCTTCCATTACCGACAATGTAGCTTCAAGCACCGATGGCTCGCCGACCACATCCCATGTAACGAATCTATACCCGGGCTGTACAATGAACTTCTCTTCGTTGACGGTCTCCATATCGCCAACGCCTCTGGACGATATGCCAATCTTCACTCCAGCACGCAATAGGGCGGCCAAATTCTTACCGTGGTCGGTGCCTTCTATAACCTCGGCTTCGCCGTACACGTATTTGCCTTCCATCCATACCTTAGTAATAAGGTGGCTTACCCTATCTAGGTGGATCTTGGCATCTGGCGGGTGGTCGAATTCACCCATTACAACTCTGCGTCCAATATCTTCCTGCAGCTCGCCCACAGCTTCTGATAAGATATCTAATGGGTATACCCTACCATTTTGGTTCTGGTCATCGCCTTTTTGGAACACGCCAGTGATCCTGAGGGCTTTCGTGGTGCCACCAGCAGATTCAGTCACAACCTGCTTAAGCTCTCGAACCTCAAGAGGGAATGTTTCCTGCAGGAATTGTGCACCGGCCGGAATAACTCCAGTTTGTGCAACAAGACCACGATTGAAACTGCCCTGCCATTGACGAGTCTTAATCATATTTTGTAACTCCTACCTATACTATATTTGCGGAGCTATAATATAGGTGTAAAAACGGCACGGCCCGAGCTAGTGCGCACTAGCTCGGGCCGTGCCGTTTTGTCTTATGGCTTTAGTTATTCGTCTTTGTTCTCTTCGCTATCGTCGCTATCGTCGCTCTCTTCGCTCTCTTCGCTCTCTTCGCTTTCGTCTTTTTTACTTCCGCTCTTGAACTTGTGCTTCTCTAGGTGTGCTGGAAGTCCACCTTCGCTGATGTCCTCTTCACCATCTTCGACATCACCCTCTTGGAGACCAGCTTCTTCGCCCGAAGGCTCAGCCGTCTCCTCAACGGATTCCATACCAGATGCCTTAGAGTCCTTAGTAATCTTAGCAGCTTGTTCGTCAATGGACTTGCCAGCTTCCCGACGCAATGACTCAATATGCTCATTAAGCCACTCAACAAACTCGTCAGCCGAAGCCTCTTCATCAGAGGACTCGGATATGTACAACGCCCCAGCGACCATGTCGGCTGGAATCGGTACCTGTACTTCGCCGTCTTCGCTTAGTAAGACAATAGGTTCCTCGGTGCGATCAATAACAAATTTAATTCCATTGAACTCGCCTAGGACGGCCTTCTCTTCGCGTTTGAGCCATTGCAGCTTACCCTCTTTAACGAGCTTACTAATAGCGGCTTTCTTCAGTCCTCGCTTAGCAAGCTGTTTCAGCGGGCTCTTGTACTGGTCTTCCTGGATCTCTTCTTCGCCCTCAGCAGATTCCACTTTCCTCTGCTCAAGTCTCTTCGCTATCAGCTCACCGGCCATATCTGTGACCGTCTGTTGCTGCTGCTTCGGATCCCTAATGCCCCTAACGCGATCCTGCTTCTTCTCACGGACCCATGCCTCAGCAGCGGCTTGCATAGTATCTGGGTCGTCATCGTTGCCGTTACCATCGTTGCCAAGACCATTCCCGAATTCAATGACGTCGGAATCGGAGAATCCTTCCTCAGTCATATACTCATGATTGATCGGGGCATCTTCGAGTTTAACATCACCAGGCAGGGAATAAGCGTCGGATTCCTTGACCTCTTCGTCTTCGTCCTCTTCGTCCTCTTCTTCGTCTTCATCTTCCTTCTTCTCGACAACAATTCCGCCCTTCTTAGCGGCTTTCTCTCCGAGTTCGGAAGTCAAGAATGCCTTCACGAGATCGTCTTCGGCTATCGCATCGCCTCTATTCCTCGATGCGGCTAGGGCGAGTTCATCTTCCTCGTCTCCAAGGCCCTCTTCGCCCTCTTCGCCCTCGTCTTCCAGATCTATATCATCTAGGTCCGACAGGTCGAAGTCCTCTTCGCCTTCGCCGCCGGATTCTGGGGCTGGGGCTACAGCTTGTGCACTCTGGGCCATCGCCGCTGGATCCATCTTCACACTAATTTCTAGCGGCTTGTCACCACCACCAGAGGCATCAACGTCAGCACCAGCACCGGCACCGCCAAATGCGGCCCCACCAAGCTCCTCACCGGTCTCGCCAGGTGGCACTTCCTCATCGGCCATCGGGCCAGGCATCTCGTCGAAGTCATCTAAGCCCTTCATCTGATCGATACTGCGTCTAACTCCATCCAGCGTTTCCATGGCTTTCCAAAGAGCAGCAGAATCGCCATTGTTCTTAAGATCACTTATCAGCTGCTCAAGTTCATCAGTCGTAGGTTCATCGACGTCACCATCAGCCACTTTTTGCTTAAGCATTTCAAGGCCAGCTAAAAGTGCTCCTCGCGTGGTTTCACCAGTTGCCTCTAAGATTGTCGGCAGGAACTCCTCGTATGCATCTTCAAACCTGGGGGCAAGCGACAGCCTGTCGACATTCTCCAACATGACAGGGTGCTGCGCCTTTTCTGCGGTAATACGCCAGGCTTCAATAAGTTCCTCGCGGTTGATTTTCAGATTGGTCTTGCGAAGAAGTGTAGCTGTATCACTCGCCAGATCCTCATTGAAGCACATGCGCGTGGCAAGGGCGTCGTTTACTAGCTTGCCCCAGCCGTTGGCATCGAGCAAACAAAATTCCTGGTGCTCGTGCAAGAACTTCGCAGCGTAATCAACCGCCTGCTCCAAATCATCCTTACATACCAGGCCTGCTATGGTCTCGACAAGCGTTTGGAAGTTTCCACTCTTATAGGCTTCTTCAGCAACTGCCCGCATATTGCGTGCGACCAGCTTCCTAGTAGTAAGCTCTGTCACGCCAAGCTTTAGGTCGCTGAAATCATTATCAATAAACGAGCCCTCAATACCAGACTCGTTAATAATGAATTTGTCAGATAGTGCCGCTATCAGCCTCTCGGCTAGGCTATCGCCGCTTTCAACTTGTTCGTCGACGGAAACATGCCGCACAATACCATCTTTCGTGCGTACAATACCATTATTAGGAATAGCAGTCGAGCGGAATCTACTAGCCGCGACCCGCTTATACGCCGCATCAATCTTCTTAGCGTCGCCTTCTTCAATAGCATCGACCAGAGTGCCGCATGAGTGCTCAAACAACTCCGGTTTCTTTCCTTCGTGCAGTGCTATCTTCTTGATATTTGTAATGCTGACACGGCCGCCCTTTTCCTTACTGTGGTCGGCAACCATGAATTCCGAGGATTCTTTATCCTCAATAATCAGGCGGTTGCCCTGCAAGGCGGTGAGTGTCCATTTTCTGTCGTTTTGCTCACCCAACTTAGCAACAGCATCTTCAAAGAAGGTGATCTGTGCTTGGGCTGAGTTGTTGACAGCGGACAAGAACTTCCTAGTATCCATTGCCACCTCTTCTGTGATGGCGGACCCGGACGATCCCTGATTACGCTTTGTCATTTGAATACTCCAGTTATGAATGTTTGCCTTAAAGCATATTTCAATCTATATTTGAATAACACCCATTATCAATAATTATTTAGTCCCCCATTAGTCAGCCATCAACGCCGCTTTGAATTCCGCGCGTGCTTTATCAGCTATCTCTTTATTAACAGATTCAATAAGCATTATCTCAGTATTCTTATCCGGCAAACCGTCAAATTCATTACTGCCATGTAGATGGTTAAACGCAGATGCACCATTATCGTTGGTTTTCTGCCTCACATCACCGATAAATTCACGTATCCGTTCAGTGTGCTTCTGTAATTTCTCTTTAAGTAGGATTTCGGCGTACTTCTTATCCAGCCCTTCACCCAAATCTTCCATCCCAGGCTCAGCACCAGCCGCCTCGCCTTCACCCTCCGCGCCCATATCTTCGCCTTCCCCTTCCAAATCTTCCATCCCCTCAAGTTCATCGCCTTCGCCAGGCATCTCATCGCCCATATCGCCCATTCCTGGCATACCGCCACCACCGCCACCACCCTCTAATTCTGGGAATTTAGTGCTTTTCTCCATAATTTCAGACAATTCTTGGATTTCATCTGGGCTTAGATCAGTGAACCTGGTAACAATCCATTCACGCGGGAACCAACCAAGGTCCTTAAGGTCAGACATAACGGCCGTGCGGCCTTGCCATGTTTCCATGCGGTATAATTCATCAATAGCACTAGTAGCGCTCATACTAATTTCAAAATTCTTCAAATCATCTATTGAATACCCAGCCATAGCAAGATGGCATATAGCGACTTTTGTTAGGCTAATAGCGGTCTCACGCTGTACCCACTGTACCGCTTTGGCGAACTGCGCATCGCTAGATGACAGTGACTTCTCTTTTTCCTCGCCAGCGCCGTCACCTATACCAACTCTCCCAAACGGGATTTTAGTTGGGGCAACCATTTTCTTCTTGAAGTATTCTATATCTGCGATCTGGTCTAGGTTTTCAGCACCCTTTAATGTAGTTATCTCTGGGCTGGTCCCATCAGGCCTCACTGGCAGGAAGAAGTCATCCTCCTGAATAAGCGGCGAGAACCTCTCATTAAACTGCCCGGTACGCGGGTCATAGAATCTCTGGTTTTTGAATAATCTGGCAATTCCTTGCATGAATTCGGGAACGTCTTTCGCCGGAATGTTGCCAATAGGAATCTTAAATATACGTTTTTCAGGAGCACGGGTAATACGATATATTAGTGCGGCATCTTCCATAAGCCTCAGCTGTTTAAATGCTTTACGGCCGCCTTCCATAATTGACTTGCCGTATGGGTGATAGATGTTGCCAAAATCCGTCAGCCGCATATGCATAACCTGCCACGGATGCAGGAATTGCGGCTCCTCCATAACTTCATCCTGGTAGAAGAACCCAACCAAATCGCCATGCTTGGTCTCTACCCTAGTGAAGTTATAGACGTTCATAAACCTAAGGGAGGCTACTCCATCGCGTTCTACTGTCGGCACTATCTCGAAGGGCGAGTCGCCATATTTGCATAAATACCGCACCATAGGTCTGATGCGATTATCAATAAGCAACTGGTTAAAAAATAGTTCTTCTAGTTCTTCCTTTACGGTCTTGCTTTGGGCTTTTATAATTATGCTATGCTTGCGTTCTGGGTCCACCAAGCTATTATGGACTATAACCCACGATTCTTGGGTCCCAGCTGCGAAATTATGATATTCCGGCACTTCTATGTCATAAACCTTATCAACAATGCCATCATACTCTATAGATTCAACCTTATGATTGGCAAATGACCTCTCTAGATATCTCTTCTGGCAAACAGATTCCCTACATTCATTGCAATAC